GGGAGTGCCGCTGTGCTCCAAATGGATATGAAGGCCGCTGCAAATATCGTGACAAAAGAAAACGCACGAGTAGCGAAACTAATAGGGATTAATTCATCAGCTAGATGTACAACTGTAAAACCTGCAGGGACGACATCTCTGGTCCTCGGAACATCTTCGGGTATTCATGCTTGGCATAATGATTATTATGTCCGTAGGATGCGCGTAGGGAAGAACGAGGCTATATATGATTATCTTTTATCTAATCATAATGATTTGATTGAAGATGAATACTTCAGACCTCACGATACTGCTGTTATTTCCATACCACAAAAAGCACCCGAAGGTTCAATACTTAGAACTGAATCACCATTTGATACCCTTGAAAGGGTTAAGCGTGTTGCACAAGAGTGGATACGACCTGGTCATAGACGAGGTAGTAATACACACAACGTGTCAGCGACTATATCTTTAAAAGATAATGAATGGAAAAAAGCAGGTGATTGGATGTGGGAAAATAGAGATTATTACAATGGGTTATCTGTATTACCATACGATGGTGGTACGTATACACAAGCTCCGTTTGAAGACATTGACGAAGCGAAATATAATAAAATGTCTAAAGTATTATCTAACGTAGATTTAACGAAAGTTATTGAAGCTGAGGATAACACAGATCTATCAGGTGAGTTAGCTTGCGCTGGTGGAGCCTGTGAAATAGTTTAATTTAATAAAATTTTATAATATGAGTTTACAAGAATTAATGACAATAATGAGAGAAGAAATGCATAGCGCAGAAAACGAAGCTATGAAGTTTAATACAGGAAATAAATCTGCTGGAACTAGAGTTAGGAAACATATGCAGAATATAAAGACTGTAGCACAAAATGTCAGACAAGAAGTGCAAACAATTAAAAACTCTTAAGTATAATATACTTAAAATAATAAAGGGGGCTTTTGCCCCCTTTTTTTTATTAACACTTCCACCTTCTTCTAGCGGCTAAACCTCTTTTGCTTTTCCATTTTCTAGACCTAGCGCAAAATGATTTCCTACGTTTAGCTGCTTTACTACCTGGTTTAACCTTGCCAGTTACAGGCGCAGATAGCTTACTACCAGGGTTTTCCTTCTTGTAAGCTTTTCTACCAGCCTCAGTCATTCCACCACCTTCATCAGCGTGTAAAAAATGTCTACCTTTACCTCTTGTAGTTTTCCTAAGTTTAGTAAAAGCAGAATCATCAACCATTTTAATAGGATTACCTGTCATCATAAACGATCTACGTCTACCACAACTAGTAACAGGAAATGGATTACCTTTTTGATTATACGCCATAGTTATTCACCGCATTTTTTAGAGGGATCATCAACTCTTCTCCAATCTTCTTTTCTAAACCAATCACGCAATGTTGCTCCCTTTTTACGAGCTCCTTTAACATTTGTTTTAGAAGATCTTTTATATTTACCTTTTGCTCCAGCAGATTTTTTAGCGCTAACAAGTTTGTCTCTTTGAGACTTACTCATACTACGAATCTTTGCAGCAGGTAAACATGTCTTAGTTGTTCCTCCTCCTTTTTGTTTTTTTTTAAATGGATTTGTTGTCTGCGTGTAAGCCATTTATTTTTTCTTCTTCATTTTCATTTTCATTGCAGACGCCTTCTTCATCTTCATAGCAGATTTTTTAAGCATCATAGCAGAATCTTTTTTAAGTTTCATTGCTGCTTTTTTCATTTTCATTGCTGAAGATTCTTCTGCTTTTATAGCTTTAACTAAGTTAGCTGGTAATTTAGTAGCTTGCTTTTTAGTTATTTTCATTGCTGAAGCCTTTTTCATCTTCATTGGACCTTTTTTCATTTTATATTTTGTTTTTAATATGATTATACATTTCTTTACCTAATTGTTTACCCATTTTACTATCTGACACATAATGGGCTTTAGCTATGTTCCTACTGTCAGATATATTTTCTCCAGCCTTTTTAAACTTACTAGCATGTTCTGGATATAGTTTGGATAGCACCATACCTATTAGTATACCCTGCGTCGAATGACCTGATGGATATGAGGGTGTTTTCATAGAGTTCATTTCAAAGTCTTTCATTTTAATACCCATCTTCTTTGCTAAAACTTTCGGTCTAGGTCTATTAAAGTGTTTCTTTAACTTTAAAATTATAGGCGCTGATTCTTCTATTAAGTCTTTAATTAATTTACCTGGATAATCTTTTATATTGTTATCATCAGCTATTGACTTAAAAGTTTTTTCTATATTGTCAAACTTTTTAACTTTATTTTTGTTTAAAGGAATCTTTTTAATAGTCTTAACCTCCTGAGCAGTATCAAAAGAATTATTACTAGGCGGTTTTATTTTTTTAAATTTATCTATATTAAAATCTTTAAACATTATTTATTTTTACTTAATCTTTTTCTAACCACATTCATGGTCGTTTTCATTTTGCTAGCATAAGTAGGATTTTTACCTCTATTAAAAACATATTGTTGATTTAAGCTACCAATAATTTTTTGTAAACTACCTTTTCTAGTTTTTATTAACCAACTAGCTAAACCAGATGGGGATAAGCTTTTAAACTTACCCTTTGCGTCTGGAGCGTCAGACTCCTTGAATTTACCTATACTTTTTTTAAATGGATTGTTTTTTTGTACAAACATTATTTCTTTTTAAAATCACCTCTAGTACATCTAACACCCCAACCAGAAGCATACGCGCTTGGCCAAACTTTAAACTTTTTCTTTGCTTGAGCTTTACAGCTAGCACTAATTTTTTTAAACGCTGCTTGATTTTTTAATTTAAATGCCATGTTATTGAAATTTGTTTAGTATTATTGTGTCAACAGAGTTTTGTATAGTTTTTTTATCAGCTTCAAGTTGAAACATTATATTAGCTCCAAACCTAACCTTTTCTACACCATTATCAAATATAACAACTGTTGGTATAGCTGTTATGTTGTATTTATTTTGTATGTCAGAGTTAGCCATTATATCTAATCTATACGACTCACATTCCTTTAACTTATTTAATTCAGCAAATTGATTAGCTTTATTCCAGTCAGCCCAAAACTCTACGGCAACAACATCTTTAGCTATTCGATCTTTAAAATCACCATTAATAAAAGTTTGTCCAAAAGCAGCGCTACATCCAAAGATAAGCAACATTATTAAAACGTAAATGTAGTTTGATATTTCTATTTGTTTCATTTTCTTAATAGTTTTATTTCATCCTTCAACTCATCTACTTCCTTTACTAACGCGTCAATTTGGTTACGAGCCATTTGATCTTTCATGTTAAATTCCATACGAGTTGGTGGCCACGTGTTAGTAGCGGCTGGATCACCCATATCTATAGTATAAGTGCCAGTCCCTGGTTTAGGTAACTCTAAAGCTTTTTCTACTTTATCTTCTAGTTCTGCAAACTTAGAATTTATACTAGCCATTAAACCAAAATAAGCAGATATAATGGTAGCAACAGCTACCACTATACTTATTAGTGTTTTTACACTTATATTAAACTTACTGTCTTCTGATAATTCTTTTGCCATTATTTTTTTAAATATTTATTGTTACCAGTTAGCTTATACATAAAGTTTTTAAAATATCTCGGCTTTACTGTACCAGCTTTTACAGCTTCTTCGTATTTTTGTTTTGCTGTTTTTTCGTCCATTTTTGTAAATGGAGAATATCCTTTCATTTTAAAAGCCATAACTATTTTGTTTTATAATAAATTTTACCATTTTCTATATACAAACCTTCTCTCGTTAAAACCGCTTGTCCTTTGATATTATATATTACAGAGTTTTGAAGTGATTTATCTATTGCTTCCATAATACTTGAGTTGCAAGGTAATCCTGAGTCACAATCTATATATTCCACAATCTCCTCGTATTGTATTTCTATTATAGTATCATACTCTACAATAGGTATTTCAATAAACAAAGTATCTAGAATATCATCATATATAGTCACCGTGTCAGTTTGATATACGTATTCAGTGTTTATAATTGTATCAAATTCAATTACTGTTTCGTATTCAATTATTGTATCAAATTCAACTATTGTTTCATATTCAACTATTGTATCAGTTTCATAGATGTATTCCACAACAGGAACTTCAACATAAACGGTATCACATTCTGGTGGTGGAGGAGCACAGTCTGCTGGTGTTGTAGGTATAGCACCGTTTTCGTCACTTGCATCTACGCAGTCTTCCCATTCATCGTTTATGTAATAATCAGGAACACATCCTAGTGGAGCATATTGTGTCCAGTTTGCTGGATCGTCTCCACAATAAAAACCGTTTTGCTCAGCACAAGCTAAACATAATTCTTGAAAATCAAATTCTTGCGCATCAACGAACGAGCCAATAAACGCAAATAGTATTATAATATATTTCTTCATGATTAAAATATTAAATAGTTAAAACCAAACTTCACTTCATATACTGGTTTTTCCCAGTACTTCATATGAGTCCCTTCAATAAACATCCCAAGTGATTTTGTAATCCTTGAGCCAAACACAATACCGGCATCCCACTCGATATTGTCATACTTTTCTTCTCCATATTCAAATGAGTAATCATCCATACCGTAGTGTAACGGCAAGCAATTAGCCCACACATGTAACCACAATTTAGGTGTATACTTATAATAAGCTAAACCTATAACAGCACTCAACTCTTTTTGTAAACCTAGTTTCTCAAGTTCACGTTCATTAAATCTTGCAACCGCGTCTCCAAAGTAGTGGTTAAAAAACTCATCATTCGAGGTAGCGATGAGCACCGAATCTCCACCGTTAACGTCGTACCAATTTTGATTAACATAAAATCCTTGTATCCACATTTCCGGGGCGTAGCCGAAATCTTCTGCCAGATCTTGAAAGGTTGATTCTCCTGGAATCCAAAAGTCTTCAATGGGATTGACTCCATAAACTGGGTGCATTCTCACTACAGCTCCAAGGGTAAAATCCCAATTTCCTTTCGCCACCCTATACCTAGTATCAAACGACATGTACTTTAAATTTACTCTTTGGTTGTCTGTGTATTGTAATTTAGTAACACAACTGTTACCCAAGTATCTTAACCAAAAGTTTTGGTTGTTAAATTTTTCTCCACGCTCTCTAATAAAAGAATAGTTAAGTAGATATTCCCAACCCACAGCATTACCAATAGTAACATTATCACTAACACCATCCTCAGTACCATAATACCAAGTCTTAACTTTGTATTCATAATCCATTCTAGCGATTTTTCTCAAACCTATTGTTAGGTTGTAATCATATGGATGAATTTCTGTTACATCTTCATAACCTTTATCGACCGCTATATAATCTTCTGTTTCTACAAAAGATGTACCCATTGTCATAGAAGTATAAAACGTTGAGTATTTAAAGAAGTCTTTTATTTGCCCGGTACAAACAGTACTAACAAGCAAAAATAAAATTAATATTTTTTTCATTATATAGTTTTGTATGTTATTGTTACTTTTTCTCCACAATCAATAGCTTCCGCTATACGTGGGTATATTCTCTTGTATGCTTGAGTCGACTTACCTATAAAACCGTCCTTCGTGATTTGGTTGTTTTCTTGGGAGTCGCCAACGAGGAGACAGCCAGCTGTATGCTCATCGGTATTACCACAATGTATAAGAATATACTCAAAACCAGGAACATTAGTAACGTGAAGCATCCCAATATGAATGTGAGAAAAACGTTTCGAATACTTTGCATGATACCCACCAACTTTTCTAAGAGCCAGCTCGTAAGTTCCGTTTGGTATTCTCGTCTCGCCATATACTTTTTCATTTCGTTGTTCATCTTCTAATGTGTAAGCTAAAAATTTTCTTTGTTTAAAACTACCATCTATATCGTTACCCTGCTCGATGGTTTCAAATAATATCCCATTGGTACTATCAGTACCACTAGAAAATCTAATTACTTCTAAATTCATTTATTTAATTATTACTGTTATTTCTGCTGTTGTACTTGTGTCTATTTTTAAGCTGTAAATTTTTTCGTCAAAAGACAGATTGTTATCTAGAACTAAAGTTGCTAATGGTGGTATTGTAGTTTCAGTTATCGTATATGGATTACTAGCATCTACTCCTCCCCCATCATCTAAATACAATTTTACTATAACAAGATCTGTGTTGTCATGATTTGCTATAGTTATTATTCCTATAGTACCTTTTGTAGTACCATTTTTTTCTATAAGAGTTGTTGTTGTTATTGATGATATATTTTTATATATTGCCATTTTATATTCCGTTTACCTTGCTTATATTCGCTGTTGCTATTCCGTTTACTTTACTTATGTTTGCTGCTGCTATTCCATTAACCGCGTTACCATATCCAGTTGCTAGTGTGTAGTCTAAAGTTATTGTTACTCCAAGATTTACATTTATATCATAAGCCCCATCGCCTTGATCTGAACCTGAAGCATCACTGTCGTGCTCAACTATAGCTAATGTAAAATTATCATTATTTTTAATATCAGCTAAAGCAGCTGCTGTTAATGTATATTCATTATTATTAACTGACCACGAAGTTAATTCGGTAGAGTAAGCTGTACTGTAGTCTATTGAATTATAAAAATCTGTCGTTGCCAGTGCAGTTCCACCATCACCCCCAAACGCTGTACTTTTCAACATTATAGTATCGTTAGGATCTGGGCTAGAAGTGGAATGACCATCTATATCAATATGCGCGGCTGTTAAAGTTCCTGTTATACTACTTGTGTCAAAGTGTAAAAACATTCTTTTAAAACGCTTAGTTCCACCACCTCTACCTGAAGAAGAAAAATACTGAACAGTAAACGTCCCTGTGTCTCCATCTGTTACAGAAGCTGCATTACTAGTTCTAGCTGTATTAAAATTAGAACTAATAGTACCAGTCGCTGTTCCTTGTCTATTTGCATTTATCGTGGGCATTTAAAATTCTTTTTTAGGTAAATAATATACATTAGAATTAAAATAACTGTTTGGTGGAGGATTTACACTAATAGCGCTATACACCACGCCATCTACACTGTGGATAGTAGACTGCTCTGGATTATTATTCCACCACGTAACCTTGGTTCCCGACTTAGTAAATGATGGTAACTCAGTTGCAAATCTACTCCAGTCTTGTTCTCCGTATGTATCGTAAAATATACCATCGTAAACAGATAAAGAGTCTTTTATATTATGCCAGTCATCTTCTATTATTTTAACATTAGGTTTATCTGCTGCCCAAGTTTTAAGTTTTTCTATTATCTGTGGGTGATTTTCTATAATTGTATGGGAGTTTATATTGTTAGCTTGAATATATCCAGCTGATATACCCATACCAAAACCAAACTCTAATATATCACCTCCGTTTTCACAAACATAATCCGCAGATGCTTTCATTATTGAATTCTCCCAGTCCATCATGACCTCTAGTGTCATGCCACTATCTTCGTAGTAAATTTTATCATCTTCAAATATTAATGTTTTATCTAAGTAACTCATGTTATGACACCTCTACCCAACTACTATCAGGATTAAAATAAACCGAATCATTAGTGTTATGTAAGTTGTAACCTATAACTCTAACAACATTGCCACTACCAGGTGCTGTTGCACTAGCTTCTCCATCTGCAGTGTGTAAATATAATTTAGCACCATGATCTTCTGTTCCATTTATATCATAAAGAGTAACAAAACCCCTTAATAGCATTCCGTCAACATCTGGATCATCTCCTAAAGCCACAGCTAGCATTCCAGTTGCATCTGCTACAGCATCAGCATTTGCTATTGTCCAACTACCACTACCATTAAAGTAGTATATTTTACCAGCAGTAGTACTAGCTGTACCCGAATCATAATACATTATATCTCCAGCAGTATGATCTCCATCACTTGTTCCAGGATAAGAATAATCTCTACTAGCTATGTAAGCGTTGCTTGTTACCGTGAAATGTCCAGCTGTTGTTGTTAGTGACGTAGTGCCATTACCTATGGTAACATCTACTTCGTCCTCAGCATCCCCTGAAAATATTCGCACACCGGACTTCATTTCACCATCATGACTAGCAACATTAAGATACATGTAGCCTTCTTCAGCTCCATCACTTACGTCTTTAGCTTGACCTATTATTTCACAATAATTTATTTCCTCAGGTGTTCCAGCGTCATTATCTCCATAAAAAGTAATTCGTCCTAAATACTCTCCATCATCAATATTCGCGGCATCTTTTATAAATCTTAATTCACCTGATTGGCCAGCTGTGGTATGATTGTTTTCTATTTTTACAACAGGGTTTTCAGCGCTATTACTACTAAAATGAACTCCACCATTTATCTGATCAAGAGTTGTTATGTTACCACGATGTATAGGAGTACCGGTATTAGTTGTCCAGTCAAGGTGTTCGTTGGCTACAAAGTTTGCTAATGAATCGTGATCGATAGTTCCCTGCGTTGCTACCTGTATAACACCACTATTGTTTACAAAAGCCGTACTACCCATTGTAAGTGTACCAGCTATTGTTGTTACTGATGCCGCACCAGCACCTATTGTAACGTCAACTTCTCCGTCAGCATCTGTGTCACCATCTAATTTTAAACCAGTTGTTACTGTCCCATCGTATTCAGCGACTGATAGTTCTAATTTACCAGCCTCTTGACCAGACGTTACATCAGCAATAGTAGCCTCTATTTGAGCGTAAGTTTGAGAGCTTGGTGTTCCATCGTCTAAACCAGAAAACTGGATAATTCCTAAACTATCACCATCACTCATGTCAACTCCACCACCACTATTGTTTAATGTCAAACCTCCACCAGTAGCATTGTCACCAGTATTAGATATACCTAAAACAGCTGCCGCAGAGTTTGCTTGTTGAATCAAAGCTGCATCAACCTGTAAAACACTTCCACTTGGATTTATATTTAATATACCAGGTGCGGTTATAGTATCTCCGTCTATATCTAAATCGCCAGCTATTGTTGTTAAGGAGGTAGCTCCGTAACCTAAACCAATATTAACAGTGTTACTTGTTCCATGTCCAGTTGCTGTTAGTGCTTGTTGTAAAGCAGAGGTACTATCATTACTAGCTGCCACTTGTAATGATAACTTACCCGCTTCATCTGTGTCAGCAGCGGTACCTATTTCACCTAGTATTTGAGCAAAAGATGTCACTTGACCAACCGCGTTATCTGCGTCAAAAATAATTCTACCTATATCATCTCCATCTGCTCCATCAGCCGACTTTTGAAACTCTAAAAGTGATGATGTTGAGTCTTCATTTGAGTTTACTATATAAATACCTGGTTCATTAGAGTCACTAGATGATACCGTTAGTATGCCATCAACATAGAAAAGAGTGGATTCAGCTGTTATGGGACCAGTTCCAGTTCCCGTTAAAATAGCATTGTCTAATAATGTGTTAGTTCCACTACCGCCACTAGCTACGGGTAACACTCCAGTAACTTCACTAGTTAAATCAATTGTGCCAGAAGGACTAGCTGATTTTACTATTTTATTGTTTGAGTCTAAACCCAAGTTACCACCACTAGCAATTGTACCAGTTTCTGTTCCTTCTAAATAAACATCAGAACGAAACCTAGATATAAAATCCCATATATGTTGGCCTATCCATTTCATTTTAATAATTTTATACTACACGCTGCAATTACTATTGCCGTTATACATATTGGACAAGGACACATTATATTTCAAATCCAAAGTTAAAAATCATTAATCTAAATCTAGCGCAACTACCTTTGTTCTCACATTTCCAACAAGGACAAAACATTAATTCAAATATTGTTAAAGTACTTATTCTTAACGCTAATTCGTATCTATCTTTTTTATTTCCTGATCTCCAGGAATTAATCCAATTTATCATATTTTAATTTTTTTGTTATACTATTATCATTACACATTTATTGGTGAGCGTAACATTTCTTATTTTTATTCTCTGTTTTATTTCTACATCTTTTACCAGATGAGGTTGTAGCTGTACATTGATATTCTTTTATACCATCACCATCTCTATCCATACCATCTTTGAAATCCATATGATGCATGCACTTCCATGTTTTCTTGTTTGTTTCTGTGGTTAAACTACATCTTTTACCATTTGATCTTATACCAGAGCATCTAACCGTTTTTATTCCTTTCTTTTTCTTTTCTTCTTCTTCTTTTTTCTTTTCGTCTTTTTTCTTTTGTTCTTTTATTTTTTTATTCTCTTCAGCTCTAGTTTCTTTAGCTTTAGTTTTTGCTTCTTCTAATTCTTCATCTTTAACACCAACACTCCATTTACTCCATCCACCTGCTATAGCCACTCGTTGCCATATTTCATTATTACTGTTTAAAGCCTCTTCAACGTTATTGGCCTTACTAATAACCCTAGCTATAGGTATGTTGGTCAAACCCTCAATCCAATTAGCAGCTATAGATAAGTTAGGATTTTCAATTCTAAAACCTATTTCTTTACTAACACCTTGATTGTATTCTTCTGTTCTAATAGCACCCATTATCTTACGCATTTTGCTACCAATAGGTGGAGAAAGATTAACAGCTTCTTGAGCTATATTCATGTTCTCTCTTTTCCAACCTGGTTTCTCTCGCTCTTCTTTCCATTTTAATAAAACGTTTTTAAGTGTAGCTACACCGGCACCATAAATACCCGTTCCTCTAAGTATCGTATCTAACGCACCATTAGCAACTCTTTGTTCTAGTTTCTTTTTCTTCTCTTCATCATCATCAAATCCAAATAACATAAACATTAATCCAGTTTGAAGAGCACCAAATATAAGATTTTGTACTACACCGTAGTATATTATTCCTTGCATATTAGCCACGTCACTCTGTAGTTGAGTGTACCCAGGTATTCGTCTTCTATTAACTAGATCAGAAAGCTTTTTCTTTGTTAACCTAGTCATCTGCATTGGTGTATTTTGCCAAGCTAGTATTATACGACCTAACGGACCAGCTTGTTGAGCTGATATTAAATCTGGTCTAGAAGACTGTTGTGTTTCTTCTGCTACTTCTTGAAAGTCTAACCAAGCTTGCTCCTCAGCCTTAGCTTTAGACATGCCTTGTTTAATGTAAGTGTTTAATCTGTTTCTATAAAATGAAGCACCACCCATAGATATAGCAAAACTATCTGCAACTTGAGTTGGTGTAAAACCCTTTTCCAACAACCAAGCTAATATAGCCTCTGGTTTACTTTTACCATCATTAAATGCTCTTGTTATTTCAGAAGCACTAACATCTATTTGTAATCCAGCTCTTCTTTGTTTTAACATTGGAGAGTTGAATATAAAAGAAAAATCTTTCCAAAATTGAACTTGATTAGCAAAAGCAGCAGAAGCTTTAAATATATTATTATCAGACATGTTAATAAAATTAACTGTTGATATTGTTTGTAAGGTAGCAGACCTAGTGTTCCAAAACATTGTAGCAGCAACAGATCCATTAATCCAATCCATAAACATATTAACATGCTTATTGTTTCCGGTCATTCTATTTCTACCAGTCTCCATTCGATGTAGCATGTTTTCTAAAGCATCTCTAAAATCAGTACCGTATATAGCTTCTACTTTATTTAGATTTTGTGGTGAAAATATTATGTTTTTATTTTCTATCCATTTTGCTAAAAAATCTTTTCTTCCTTTGTTTAAAACTATATTATTTAAATCACTTGCTATAGTTTGTACAATCCAGTATGCTTCTGGTTCTACGTAACCTTCTGGAACACGGGATATATCACCTAGCGCGTCTGCAAAATTCTTTAATTGAGTATTATTTTTAACACTATTTACTAGTTGATCTACCTGGTCCTCAGATATACCAGGTATTTCAAACCCAGCTTTGTTCCAAAGATAAACTCTAACGGCATTGTCATTTGTAAACACGGTTCCTTCTACTTTCCTATCTAATATTTTGCCAATACCTTTAGATTCTTTTTTAAGAGATTGGTAGTCGTTAGTCATAGCTTGCTTGTAGTTATTCCACTCTCTATATCCCTTAGCGTAAGGATCAAACAAGTGCTCTTTGAACCACGCGGCGTGAGCATCACCCTCTCTACCTTTACCTAGAAATGAATACACTAAACCCTTAAAGTCTTCAGCAGACGGTGGAATGAAAAAATTAAGTCTACCCTTACCTATACCTATTTTTCTAGCTTCTTGTACTGAAAATCTTTTTTCAGCTGGTATTTTATTTGTTTGTTCAAGTATTTTGTTAAAATCTAAAGGTGCATTCATGCTAAACTCAATTCTAGCTTGAACAACTTTAGATTTAATATCTAGTTGGTCTAAAACATCCTTAACAGCTTTTACGTTAGGCAGAGCATCATCTACGAAATACATATCATTATATCCCTCTGCAAATTTTTCTAGCATCCAATCGGCTTTAGCTTCACCTCTACTATCCGCTAATCCAGTTATATTTTTAAATGGTATATCTATACCTTTAGATTTTAACCAAGCATGTATTGCCGCGTCAGCTGTTTGAGGTCTAGCTGTTAAAACAAAAACATTTTGAGCACCATATTTCTTTATTTGATTTTTCATTTTCTGAAGTAATGGTCCATCTACCCCACCTCTCACGTTTACAAAATCATCAAAATCAAATTCATATCCTTGCTCTGCTAGCTCAGGACCTTTTGTTGGCCAATCTCCTGATTTTATTTTTAAAGTCTCACCTGTTTTTGGATCTTTAGCTACAACAAAATTCTTACCATCTATTATTAATGTTTCATCAAAATCAAAAGTAGACATACCTTTTTTGTTCATATCAACAAACTCATATCCTCTTTTCTTTAAGTCCTCTTCTAAAATCTTAATCATCTCAGAGGGACTTTGACCTTTTGATTGCCCTTTTGAAAACTCTGGTTTATCAACAAAGGTATAACCTCGTTTTTCTAAATCAGCCTGCATCTCTTTGTTTTGTTTTCTAATTAACTCAGCTTGATTATTAAAAGCGTCTATAGCGTTGTGTATCTTTTTTATTTTAGGTTTTAATGGTATTATTAATGTTGAGGTACCGTCAGCTTTTATTCTAAATGTTTCAGCAAATGTTTTACCATCTAGCATTTTAATAGAAGATGGATCTATACCACCACCTTGTTCAGCAACTATACCATTAAAATATCTTTCCCACCATTTATTATCTATAACACTCCAATTATCTGGCATTCGTCTTTGAAGACTATATCCTTTTTCTGTTCTAGCATTACGAAGTCTATCGTCCATAGATTTATCTAGAACTATTAATTTGTAATTGTCTACAACTAGGTCATATGCTGAATTAAAGTTTACGTCTGTGTCTAATATTGAATCTAATAAATATAAATATGCCGCAGTTGCAGGCATCGCGTGCTCAAACTCTATATTAGTAGAGCCATCTTTTCTACTTTTTAAATCCAAAGAGTACCCAGCTAGTTGAGCTCCAAGTCTGTGCCATGATTGTTTGTCATTAGCTGTTAGCTTTAAATAAGTTCCTATGACTTGAGCCATGTTTCCTGTTTTATCTGCTTTTATTGCTTTGTTAAAACGATTCCACATTTCTCTATGAATTAAGGCTACATTGTTATTCCACTTCTCTATGCTACCATCTTCTATACCTTTTTGTATTTTATTTTTGTAATTATTTTTATTACCAAACACAGTGTTGTATGTTTTGGTTAACGTCCAATCAGCACCTTTTATATCTTTACCAAAGTCTTTTTTATTTTTGGCTAAAGCTCTTATATCATTTCTAAAATCATTATACATTTTAGCTTGATCCGGATATTTAAAATCCCCAATTTTTTTACCCTTAGGTATAGCATCTCCCTTTTTATATGTAGATCTCTTTAAATCATAATTAGCGTTACTTGCTGTAAATATATCACTAACAACATTTCCTTTTTTATCAAACGAAAAGAAAAACTCTCTTGGAAACATTGGAAACAAATCTTTCTTTATAGCTTCAATAAATTCTTTTCTACCTTTTTTACTTTTTATATTAAATGATATTTTATTACCGTAGTATCCTAGTAATTTATCAATACCATTATTTTCTATATCAAATAAATCTTTTAAATTTATTATCCTATCTACCTCTGGGTTTTTACTAAATAAAACTTCAGGTCTAGGATCACCTATTCTACTGAGCTCAGGTCTATCTTGTCTTATTTGCTGATTGTTAATTAGTGCTCCTAAGTTTATAATAAACTCTCTCATAGCACCATCAAATTCTTTTTGTACGCCTTTTATAGCATTTCCATTTTCGTCTATACCAATCAAATCGAATATAGCTTTGTTTGGAACATTAGTACGTTTAACTTGTACGGGTAAGCCTTGTGTACTACCGGTACCAGCCGCATCAACACGAGCTCCTTTTCTATAGAGATCACCAAATTTAGTATTAGCAATACCAGTTGCCTTACCAGAAGCATCAGTTCCATCTGGCATAAAAGTTTCCATTAAATTATATTTCTTACCTAAGTTGAAAATAAAGTCTCTTATAGGTGGTCTTAACTCACCGTTTAAGTCATCAGCTTTAGATAGTCTTTTTAAAATATCATTAACCTCTTGTTCATTAAGATTCCTTATTTTTCCATCTTCTCCCTTGGTTTCCATTTTACCTAAAAGTAAACTTAAAGTAGGAGTTAGTGATCCATTTTTAGTTTCTAATTTAACTCTTTTGTAAGATGGATCTTTTTCTATTTTAGATAAATCTGCATTATCAGTTATCTTTTTTACATCACTAGCTTTTACTCCAACTATATTCGCGACTTTTAGTTTTTCATCTTCTTCTGTTTTTACCCCTCTTCTTTCTTTGAATTGCTCTTGTAATATATCTTTAGTATCAATCGCTTGATCTCGTTGTGTTCTATCTTCTATTTGCATTTGAGCATCTTCACCGGCAAACCGTTGATCCATTCTAGTTTCTTTAGCGCTTTCTTCAACTGACTTTATACCCAAATCAGATGCTAATTTATTTGCTCTTAGGTTTAATCTAGTACTAATAAACTTATCAATTGGCTGTTTGAAATTATATTCATTAGAAACTAAAGTTCCAGCCATAGAAATTAATTCAGTTTGAAAACTACTTCTTGTTACACCAGCATTACTAGATATATTACTTGGTATAGGATCAAATAATCTTTTAGTAATAGGTTCGACAATTGGCATTACTTCTTGACCAAATTCTGAGCTTTTAAGAGCGTTTGGATCATTAACAAAATCAATATCACTACCATCTTTCTTTTTAGATAAAACTTCATTTATCATTCTATCAAGTTTCAAGCTAGTGAAATTATCTTCATTAATATCAAACCTATCTAATAAGCCTTTTACGTTTGAGGATTTTTCAATTTTCTTAGCCCATGTTTCTTTTTCCTTAGTCTTCATGGCCTCCATCTTTCTTAGAGTCTGCTTAGAAAGATCTCCGTCCATATTCCAAGAGTGAATGAAGTTAGCTAAATAGTTCATTGCATCCTGAGGTGTTTTAAGAGTAAAGTCTCCTCCTTTACCAATGATAGGCATTTTACCACCAAGCATTGTACCTCTAAACATATTACCAAATGAAGGCGAGGCTTTTCTAGCTTCTTTCCATATTGCTGAACCAGGTTTTCTAGATTCAGTAGTTAATTCATCTTGTACATATTGTACATATTCATTGTAAAACAAATCACTCTGCTCATCAATTGATTTATCTGGATTATATTCTCCAAGTAAAACAGAACGTTGAATAGCTGATTCATGAACACCTTTTAAAATCTCGTTTTTAGACATGTGTTCAAAAAGATTTATTGTATATGTTCTTTTTTCAGGCTTTGTCATCGTGACCTTATCTAGCGCATGAGAAGCCTCGTGAATCCAAACAGTTCCTTGTAGTAGGTTCCCATCTTTTAGGTTTGCGTCAGCTGACTCCTTGTCTACTACAATATAGTTTCCAGTAGTAGTTATAAAACCATTGGTTGCACCACTTTTTAAATCATTAATTATCTTTTGAATCTCGCCACCCGAGTGACCTTCTTTATTTAATACTTCTATTATTTTACTCTCGCCATCTTCTTCACTTAATCCGACTATTTTTAAGTTTTTAAGATCACCGTATTTATTTATAATTTTATTTAAAGTTGCTTCATCACCTTTAAAACTAGTTAAAGAGTTAACTACATCTGTGTTTATTAACTTTACTAGTTGCTCGTAAACTACATCTTCTTCTTTTTTCTTTCTTTTATTTCTACCTGACTCTTCAAAACTACTACCATAAACCAACGTCTCAACAGCTCGTTTTATATCAGATTTTTTCGTTGTTTTTTTACCGGTTTTAGAATCAATTATTTCACGATCTTTTTTAGCATCATCAACAAGTTGTTTAATAAAATTATCTTGATGTTGTTTATTTAATATAGTTAACTGTTGTCTAGGACTTAACTCATCAAAATCAGGATTTTTAGCACGTATTTTTTTTGCTATTTCTAAACCATCTTTACCATATAACTGTTCTACAATACCTCCTTCCGCAAATATATCTCCCCTTAGTTTCTCTCTAGCTTTAGCTTTTATATTATACTCACTATCTCTTATCAACTTTAATCTTGATTTAAAGTTTTTAGCGTCATCTTCACTAAGTGTTTTTAAATGTTGATCTATTTTTCTTTTTTTATCAGCACTAGTATCATAAGGTGTTATTCCAGCTTCATTGTATAAAGCATTTAAATCTATAGAGTTTTCTATAAGTTGCTTAGCTCCCTCACTACCCGCTAACAATACATCAACTTCTAATCCACCCACAACAAAACCTAGATCCCCTATTATTTCTTTCATTCTAGTTGATATCCTAGACTTATCTGACTCCTCGGTCTTTGGATCGATTAGCATGTTTTGTAAATCATCAAACTCTTTTAATTTAGTGTCTACGTTTTTTAATACGTCATTCTTGGCTTGCGACATTACAACAGCATTGTAAGCTAATGATGGACCAGTCATGTTACCCGATAGTATTATAGCTGATATAGCTACATCATCTATCTTGCTCCAGTCCATTTCTTTACCAGTTATTAAATAGTCAGATATTTGATCGCCAGTATATATAGATGTTTCTTCTATTACTTCAGAGCTTACTCTTTTTCCAAATTCATAAGCATTAGCTTTGTAAAAGTTTTTTTGTCTAAATTTAGAAACTGTACTTGTTAATTTTGACTTTCCAGCTAAACCTCCTAGCATTTTTTTAGCAATAACAGCTGTACCAAAGAAAGATGTAATAGTACCTTCTGTTAAGAAAGACGCGGTAATAGCCTTACCGATTTGAGACTGAGTTAAATCACCAGTAGCAATAAGTGTTTCGTATTTCTTTTTATTTTGTAAATAAACACTAAGAGGCATATTGTCTTTTATCTTGTCTAAATCAGCTAACAATATCTTAGCTTGTTGAGCAGCTTCAACTCTACTGTTTAATTCTACGCGTTTATCAGCACCAGCCTGAGGAGCATATATACCGAATGCTAAGACGGGAACTGGAGCACCAATCATGGCACCACCAAGAGTTAAAGCTAGATTAGAACCTTGCTCACCCATTGTTCTTACAGTGAACCTACCACCTCTACCTAAGAAACCATGCATCTCAATACCCTGATCCCATTCCAACATTGTTTCAAAAGCAGATTTGTCTTCTTGTATTTTTGTATATCTTTCTACAGCAACTTCATTTCCAAACATAGCTGGAATAGATAGTTTAGCTTTTTCAAAACCACTTAAAATATCGGCTACAAATATAGATTCTAAATCAAATTGTTTACCAGCTAATTCAGATAGCGTGTTAAGATCAATTATATCACCATTAGCATCTTTAAATTTTTCATACTTACTTGTAATACCATTTCTAATACTAATTAAATTATCTCTTTGTTGAGCTAGTGATTCGTAAATAGTGTTCCTATTCTCATAGTGTTTCCTAAGTCTATCTCGATATATATTTTTTATATCATTACTAGCATTGCCAGCTATGTCAACGTATTCTTCTGGTGTATTAGGATTTAGTATTGTTATTTCTACTCCATCTTTTTTAGCATCACTAACAATATCTTCCCAATCAGAGTTGACCAAATTAACGTGCTTGTCATGCTCTCTTTCAAATATATTTATTTTACCGCTTAATGATTTTATTTCTTTATTTAAAGGACCTCTAGTAATCTCTAAACCAGCGCTTATTAATGCTTGATTAGAACTTTGCGAAAAAAGTTGCTCAAACCATGGTTCTACTTTTTCATCTATTTTTTTGTCCCTAAATCTTTCTATATCCTTATCTGATTGACCAGGCTTTAAGTTGTAAACTTCTTCAAAAATCTTATAGTCTTCTGGTGTTACTTGATCTTTTATTTCATTTAATATATTTTCGTATCTTTGCTTTTCCCAATTATCAATGGGCTTTTCAATTGTAGAAAAACCGTGCATGTCTTTTACCATAACGGCCGTGGTAATTGGTGTGTTTAATAGCTTTTCTATTTTTGCAAGACCATCTTTACTAACTCCATTTTCCTTAGCTAAATATAAAAATTGATTTTTTATATCACCCTCCATATGCATGCCACTAAGTATTTCTTCTTTGGATTTACCTTCGTATTCTTTTGTGATTTCCTTTTGTATAGAATTTAATTCCTTAATATAACTTCCCGTTACATTTAAAATGTTGGGCTTCATTTTTTTATAATCTTCTTCTTTGAAATTATCATAAGCCCATTTTTGAATTTCACCAGGAGTTTTTGCTTCTATAACCACCTCCCCGTCTTTAAGCAGTTGGTAATCTCCGCCTATCATATGGGTAAATTTAAGTTCGTATCCAGTGCCTTTCAATAAGTTGTTAATATTCCTCTTGTTCTTTCTATTCCAAGTTGGTTCTACACGATTTTCAGCTCTTTCACCAAAAACAGTAGAAGCACCGCTGTTTACAAATAAATGTTTTTTATCTATCTTTTTCTGTGCTTCAAGGAATTTTTTGTATTCACTCTCATTGTGTTCTTCTCTATTTATTGTTTGTCCAAGCGTAGCTTGATCGTATTTTTCTGGTTCAAAGTTTAATTGAAACTCCTCACCCCATGGAAGAGTAACATTAGCTCTTTTACCAGAACCAGGAGAGTTAGCAACCATACCAATGTAATCATCTTTGCTATTGATTTCATTAACAAATGTATGTCCGCTTTGATTCCATTCATTAGTCTTGGTATCATAAAGATCACTACCTTGAGACTCCGATAAAAAATCTTCCGATTTGGATTCCGTATCTGTTTTTTGATTGATTTGAGGTTGAGTCACCTCTTGAGTTGATGCTGTAGGATCTTGCTCCGCAGTCGCATCTTCCGTGGAGCTTGTTTGGTTTCCCAAATTATCTGTAGTTTTTGTTGGACCAGTTAGTTCTTTTGACTTGGTTGGTTCTTTTGATTCAGTTAGTTCTTTTGATTCAGTTAGATTTCTTGATTCAGTTAGATTTCTTGATTCAGCTAACCCTGTTCCTTGCTCTTCTTTGTCTTCTTCAGGAGTAATAATATTTCCTTCAGAATCTATCACATCCCCAGACATGTTAGATTGTATAACCGCTGTTAAGCCTTTTTCTTCTAGTTCATCTAAAAAATTTTCTTCTTCACCTGGTGGTACTCTTTTTACTCTACCATCAGATAATACATATATTTTGTCTTCCATACTGTTTCGTTAGTTACCCGTTATTGTTTGTTCTTATAAAGAACCTTTTTCATATTTTGTTGCTTGAGCTAAAACCTCTTGTTGTGCCTGTAGGTTATTAATGTAATTAGCTCTTGGATTTTGTTGTCTTTCGTTTTCATATTGCATTACAACATGCGATGTAAAGTAATCGACTAGTTGTTCTTTTGATAAATTTTCATCGTTATCAAGTCCAGCAAGCATTGCCATGGCGTCATTTATACCTATATTGTCATCAGGTTTTTCTGTTGCACCTAAATCTCCACGTTTTAATGATAACATATTATTTACAAAGTCCTGCTTAAAACTTCCTCCTTCTGTTTCTATAATTTTATCGTTTTTAAGTGAATGCATATTTCCTTTGCTTACTACTTCACTGTCAACCTTACTTCTTATTTCATCTATATTAGCTTCTCCAGCACTCTCTCTATGTGCTTGAGTTTTGTAATACTCTATCATTCCTGCTAAAACGTCTTTACTACTTTTATCTAACACTGTATTATTAACCATTTTCCTAATATCAAATGTAGACATAAATACACCGTCTACATCATAACCTAATGTTTCATTTTCAAAACGAGCTGGAACTCTTCCACCTATTATACCAGCTACATCTTGTCCGGCTTTCGATAATTTAAAGTTAGCCCAATTGTTTCCGTGTAGTTCTTTAGCACTATTGATTCTAACCATTTCATCTTTTAACATAGCAGCATCATCATATTTTCCTCTTAAGTCGCTTATATGTCTAACCGCAACGCTATTTTGTTTTTGGAAATCAATGTTATCAGCCTTATAGTTAAGTTTGCTTTTTATATTACTTAACTGTTTATGAATTGAATCTAAGTCAATTTGATACATGTCGTTTGATCGGCTTGCCCAAATATCAAATTCAGAATCAAAATTATGATTCAACATTCTATTTAAATTTTCAAATGATATATCGCTCATATTAAATTATTTATAATATTAATTATTAAGTCATTCCACCAAGCATCGTTTTGAACGCGCCTAAATTAGAAGATATCCTAGCAGATGCTTGTTGCATTGTTGAAGCGTGGTATTGTTGTTCTAAATCTTTATCAGATGCATACTGTTGTTGTGCCATACCCATCATTGCTGCCATTTGTTGTGCTCTAAAGTCTGTGGGTATTCTATTACCCTCTCTTTCTAGTCTCTGAAGTCTTTCACGTTGTTGAAGAGCTAGTGCTCTATTACTTGACTCCTGTTGAGCTATATTAGCCGCCATTTGTTGTTCATTTTTTTCACCTTGTCTAACTAATGATTGAGCCAATGACGCCACACCACTAGCGCCAACGCCTTGCTGCATTGTGCTTAGTATATTTTTTTGACTCTGTTGAAACGCTTGTCTTTGAAATTGATGTTGTTGTTGATTCACGGTTAAATCCTCCATGCTCTTTTCCATATTTAAATACGGATTACTCATGCTGAGATTTGAATACATATTTTTATAGTGTTCTAATTGCCTTGAAGAATCTTTTGCGTCCATCTTAGCGTGTTCTATTCTCCAGTTTTCTCTTATTTTTCTTCTTGCAAATCCACTTTTAACAAGACCTTGAGTTGACATTATACCAAATGCTCCTAGTGCACCGACAGCTGAACCAACGGCGCCTATTGATGCTAAGAATCCCGGGAAAATCGCATACGTATAATTACCACAACTATTAGAAGCTACAATATATTTCGCAACGAAAATAAATATCGTCCAAAGTATTAACCCAAATATTTCTTTTGTTTTATCTAATTTCATATTGAAAAATATTAGTATTTAAACACCAGCGCTAGCACCTGTCGCAGCACCACCACCACCAGCTGCTCCTGCGGCGCTCATAAATGTACTCATTAGTGAAGCGTTTGCCGCTTGTTGAGCCGCTTGGGCTTGTGCTTTTACTTTTTGTTTAATGTTAAAATATCCTAATTCTAGTTGTCGGTTCATGTTGTACTCCTCTTGTGTCATACCCATTAGTAATGATAATTTTTTAGCTTCAAATTGTTGAGGTATTAATCTTCCTTTTCTTTCTAGTTCCTGAACTCTCTCTGATTGTTGAGCTAACAACATTCTATTTCTAGATTCTTGTTCACCTATGCTAGCAGAAACTTTTTGCGCAGCTATTTGACCCTGCCTATCTATGGCTGCGGCCATCCAAGATCCTCCACCGCCTGCACGCAAGCTTTGCAGTAGATTAGATTGTTGTTGTTGAACTATATTTCTTTGGTTTTCAGCTTCTTTTTTACTAACTTCTAAATTTTGAAAACTTAAGTCCATGTTTTGATATGGATTATTTTTGTTGATATTAGAGTATATTTTTTTTAAACGTTCTAGCTCAACCTTACCCTTATATGCTCTATTTCTAGCAGCACTTTCTTGAGCACTGTTCCATCTACTATCATTCAACTTATGTATTCTTTGGGTAAGTTGTCTACCTCCCGTAGCATCTGACCCATAGCCGCCATAATCTTCCCAACCCGCGTAAACACTTTGACCTATCTGCATTTGTTTATTTTTTTAAATTAATTACTATTATATAGTTACATTTTTTACCACTTATTTACTACTTTCAGCCACATCACATCCAACAGAAAACAATTCTATAGGTGATGTACTATTATTTTTAAACTCAATTAAACTATAATAGCCTTTTATAGAAGAAGAGTGTATAGCGTTGTTTTTACTAAAAAATATAAAACTACTAGAGGTTGGTGGTACTAAATCTAATTCACAATCAACCTTAATCGTGGTTGTTGTGTCAGTGCTGCTTATAGACTCTATTGTTCCAATTAAAACATTGCTACTAGACACTGTAAAACCACCACTAGTTGTGGGATCTGTGTAGTACACGGTATCGCCGACACTTGTTGAAATATTATTGTTTAAATTTGTATTGAAAGTTAAATCTATATAAGGCATGTTTTTAAAATTTATGGTACGTAAGTTATTAAACTAGGGAAATCTAGTTCCATTACAACGTCTTTTGTTCCCCATTTCTCTACAACAACTGTTCCAGATAGTGTTATAACCGTGGTGGATTGCGTTGTAGCTATATTTGTTATTTGAATAATTGTGCCACCATTAGAGCCTGCCACGGAGTTTGTCCAATCAGATCTCTTATTGAAATTACTAGCGTCTTCTGATTTAATTGAATTATTAAAAACTGGTGCAGTAAAACTACTATAATTTTTTCCAGTTTTAGTTAGTGAATACGAAAAGTTAAATATATTTTTAACATGTGGATATCCAGTTGTTTTATGAGCATAAGTATTTGCTACGCCGTCGTATAGTTTTTCGTGATCCGTACTATGACTTAAACTAGTTGCGGCTCCATCAAATAGATTTATAGTATAATTTGCATGACCCTTAGCTTTTAGTGTTAAAACTGGATTTCTATATTGATACAACTTGTAGTTTTCAACCGCTGATGGCGTTGAGTAATAATACCAATCTATATCATAAGTTCTTGATCTTTTAAATAAAACTGCAGCGTTGTCTGCAGCTGTTAATCTTGGAGAAATAGTACATTCATTAACGTTATTGCCATTTGGATTTAATGCGGTTACACTTAAAGAGGTAGCAACACTTCTTGATGCTGAGCCTAAAATTACTTTATCACCAACCTTAACTCCAGTTAAATCATCGAAAATAACATTATCACTTCCGCCACTAGCAGCCATGCTACCATTTACAGCTGTTGCTTTAGAAGTTATACTAGGAAAAACTTGATCAAAAGAATACCTACCACCTTTTGGTATTGTTATATCAAGACAATTACTTTGAATACCATTGCTGTCAGTCGCGGTAGTTATAAAAGGTAAATCACTATCTAAGATAGAGTTATTGTTGTCATCTTTTACTTTCAGAACAACTCTAGCGCCATAATATCCAACTATAGTTATTTTTCTTGTTTCACCTGTTGTTTTCAATGTAGGATTACCAAAAGTTATTTTACTAATTCTATTGCTAACATCTACGCCTTGATGCCTATATATTGGAATATTAGTATCTTTGTAAATTAAACTAGCTACAACTGCGTTTTGCTTGGTAGTTGGTTTTACATTTAAATATGTTACATCAAACGTGTAGGTATGATTATAACTACCTGGTCTATACTGCGTGTCACTATCTGCTACGCTATATGTTTCAGTGCTTTTTAAAACTAACTTTACATTATTATTAGTTTTTAGAAATGGTGCTTTTGCAAAAAATCTTTTACCATATTGTGCTTTAGAATTTTTATACGCTATTTTTATAGTTGCTATTACCACTCTGCTATTAGAGGGTATTGACCCTTCTATACTATAGACTTTCTGTTCATTTCTAAAACCACCATTATTTATTAAAGTGTCTAGTGTATAAGGGGCCTTACGGGTGACAGTTATGTCACCGGAATTACTTCCAATATTGTCTACTATGTTAATTGAAAATCTCATTAAAATTATTTATATTAAAGATAAATACTTGATATACTACTTGGGTTGCCAATACCTTGAACAGTAAATTCGCCAGTGTCTAAGTTTGCTTGTGTTGTTGTTGTTCCACTTATTTTATTAAACCACTTACCTTCTTTTTCTATGAACTCAGGAACCTTACCGCTTTGTTTGTCTGTTTCAAAAGAGTTAACGTACCACCCTGATTTATTTTCTAAATTATAAAACTCATTAGTGTCACTGGTGTTTTGAACAACCTTTGATTGAGACCCTTCGTAGTTAACCGACCTAAAAGATTTAATTACATTTGGATTATCGTTAAACAAAACTGATATTGATGATTCATATTTAGAATTTGTTGCTGGATTCACGCCATAAAAACTATTATATAAACTATTAGTATAATGTTTATATATAGTATTCTCTACGGCTGTTATATATGTACCACTAACAGATCCACCAGCTTCAGGTATAAATGTTTTAAAACTAACCCAACCTTTTGATTCTTCACTAAACGATACTGTTACGTCTTCATAAAGACTAGTATCACAGGCAACTATTCTACCTTCATTTTTTCCATGGTCTATATAATGATTTCTTAGCAAATCTATATCGTAACCAAAAGCAGCTAATAAGTCTCCATATCTATTTGCATAACAAATCCAGTCTTCACTAGTAAAACCATAAGGTGAAGTATCTTTTGTTAAAGTCAAGTTATATTCTCCGCTAACCACATCAAATGTACCTAATGCTTTCACTGTGTTTTTCAAATTATCTCTAAACCAAGTTTTCATACCAACATTAGATATTGGAGTTAAACCATCTTGAGAAAGTCTTAATACAGCTCCTCTTTGTTTATCGGTAAAATACATTCTATATTGATCCCAAGCTAACGACTCTGGATTTTTAGATATACCATAATCACCAACAAATGGCATAGCTGTTCCTAACACTTTATCGGTAGCTGTTAATTGTGGATTACCGTCAGCATTAAATAAAGCGTCTTTACTTGATAACACCTTTAACACTTTATCCTCAGTTAAAACAATAACATCGGTATCTCTTGTTTTTAATCTCTGTATAGAACCATAAGACGGATTTAAATCCTTAATAATCTTTTGAGACATATTAAACTCATTTAGATTATTTACTTCTGATGTGGAATTATATATTCCGGAGTATATTAATCCACTAGTTTTATTTTCTTTTCTATATCCAGAAAAAGTAGTTGAAGCTTTAACGCCGTTACCTATTTGCGGTGCGTTGAAATCATCTCTTATTCTATCTGATTCTGCTCCATTGCCATAAGAGTAACAATTAGACCAATTTAAATCAACATGGTATTTCCAAACATCTTTATCTATAGAGTAATACGCCGTTGGTTTAATAAACACAACATCAAACTCCTCGCCATCAGCTGCACCCTCTACAAACGCTGTTTGATTTCTTCTAATTATATCTCCATTTGTTTCATATTTTGAAAAATAAAAAGGCTCAGATATTGACGAGGTTAATGTCACCGTTTCAGCTCCCGATGTAGTATCAATAGCGGTTACGACAACACCTAAGTCCACATCATTATTACCACTACCTTGATCTGCAAAAACCATTTGCATTCCAGGTTCGATGCTACTAATCCACACTGGATCGGTTAAACTAACGGTATTTAATAAATCTCCAGCAGCAGGATCCCAAGCGTTAGTACCGCTACTAGCTGCATTATATGTTCCACTAATAAGAGCTTTTATTTTACCGGTGATAGGCCACGACGGACTATATATAGATGAATCCGCACTTCCATCACTAGCAACTACGCTACCATTATACATATTTTTTGTAAAAAACCCTGTGATTTTTGATCTCAACCTATCTCCATTTTTATGATGAAATATTATGTCATCTCCCACGTATATACCATTTGCTTGGTCAGTTACTGCTCCATCGCTAGCTACATTTGTTATGTGGATTATTGGATCACTAGTTCCATAAAAACTAGTTTGCGAAAAGTTAGCAATATCGTTATTGAATACGTTCGGTTTTCCCGCGTTATTAGCAACTCTATTCGGTGGATTAGTTATTATGTCACCCGCAGTTGCTAGTGGTAGTGCAACTTCTTGTAGTGATAAATAGTTAGATCTTTCAACAGATACACCACAGTCAATAGGTGCAAAATCATTTATATTAGTATTATTTAATGTTAATGGTATAGAATCTGAACCTTCATAGTATATTTCTAAATCCACATCTTTTTTTGGTTCAGTTTCAAATATAGATAAATCTTTTTCAAATATTAATGCTTCTCCACCAAACTCTTGATGTCTTAATACTTCTACGGTGAGATCTTGTGTACCATCGTGTCTCACCGCTCCTCTAGGATCCCAAACATCAACATTTATACCTTCGTTTAATAATTGATTAGTAGCCGTGTCAACTTTTCTAAAATAAATCACAGAACCCATCCTAGCGTTGTAACCACTAGCTGTATTCACTTTAATAAATCCATCATTACAACAACCCTGACAAGATCCATAATCTATACCCCAAGTATAACCATTACGTATGTCGGTGTAATCAAGGGTATCTATAACCTTGTATTGATTATCCGGATCTTCCGAGAATCTAAACTGTGTGCCAAGAGTTCTCATTTCGTCCATAAAAAATTGAGTTCCAGCTGGCATATCGCCCCAACTCGTGTAACCAACAATAGATATCATTACAGCTCCCATTCCAATTTCTGGATCAGTTACACCACCTAGTCCTATGTTGTTTGACAGATCGGCACTAATTGTGCCTGTAATCAATCCTTGTCCAGCATATAAACTGTTACCAATAGAGGTGGTAGCACTTCCACTTGCTTTACCAACAGCTCTAGCTTCATCAATAAAAGGCACACCAGCTTTCTGCGTGTGACGTGAGTTCCAAAAATCATTTGTTGGACCTTTCCAAGCGTAATAAGCAAATCCTTCTTCAATTGAGTCTGGTATTACTAGTGACGCCGTGGACTCATCAACAGTGTAAGAAGTATTGTTGTAATTCCAATTAATAGTTCCTTGACTGGAATTCTTAGAAAATCTTTGATTATAATTACTTGGCGGGTATGTTTGAGCCCAATCAAGAGCGTTAGAATAACTATGTGGTCCCACGCCCGCAGCATCACTCATTACTCTACCACAATACTGAGTTCCACTTCCCACTTGAAGACCGTCCCAATCTGGATTACCACCAGAACTCCAACTAGTCCAAGTGTCAACAACCCCAAACGCACCGTGGTACCAATCGCCGTCTCCGTATGTCCAAACTTCCCCAGCATGACCTCCAGATGCTGCGGGATTTGTATTGGATTTACTATATACGTAGCTTAGACTCTTAGTAGTTGAGACAGTATATTTATCTGATTGATCAGATATAAGCATTACGTTTGATTCTAATATAGGATCAGCTTCAACTTTAACAAAGAATCTACCATCGAACTCTGGTTTGTTTTCAATTATCTCTTGCTTAAAGGCAAGTCTATAGGTTAAACCAGTTACAGTGCCGCCAGACCAATCAAGAGAGGCGTCAGCTACAAACCTCGCATGCATGTTAGCGTCATCACCCCAACTATCAGCGTAATATATATGAAACTGACTTGGTGCAGAGGAAATACCATCTCCACCACTACCTTTCCAGTTTGTAACTTCATTCCATTTTGAATACTTTTTAACACCATCTGTATCCTCACCTATTATTTGAACACTTATTTTTGACCTATCTCTTGATAATTCACTAACACCAGGACCTCCAGCTCCAAAAAGAGAATCCCATTGATTATATGCTATAGATATATAACTAGTGCTTGTGTCTAGTAAATTAATTGGTTCAGTTGTTGTGACAACTGCCGCTCCATCAGCCCATATAGTAGTACTAGTACCACTATCACCAGGTGCGGCGACAATCTCACCAAGTCGTAAATGTTTTGTTTTTACGTAATCTGGTGCTTCGTTTTCAATTGCTATAACTCTATATCTTGTTTCTTCTTTAATAGGTTTAGCTTCACCGTTTTTAGTTTTTAATATTAAATAAGTTTCTTCGTCAATTTTATTTCTATCGGTTGATTGAAAGGACAACCATACGGTTTTGCCATTTTTATCAGCGTAATACCATCTATTTAATACTAAGTTGTAGTATTCATTAGATGTTTCTTTGACGTAATACTTAATATACTCAGCCCAACTAGGAGGAGAATTATTGCTATTAACCGGGTTATCCCACTGCTGTTTTAATCTAAAATAATTTTTAGTACTAGAGTACTCTTTACTTAATGATATATCTCCAGTTGTGCTAGTATAATCATCAGCATAACCAGAGGTATAACCAGACGTAAAAACTGGTGTTTCTCTACCATACTTATCCCCAAATACCATTCCCCATTTGTAGTCTCTAATAGATTTTATAGATTTACTTGGTGTTTTAAAACCATCAGGACTTTCCCCAATAACTTCTTGCACTAAGCCAACTGGTAATTGAATGTTATAACCTTGAACATAGTTACCAAATACCAATCTATTAGATGTTACTTCTTGTGCTTTCGCATATCTAGGAACATTATCCCAAGACCTCAACGCTTGATCCTCTGACAAAACTCTATGTATTGTCTCAGATGTTAAACTTAGTTGACCGGAAAGTTTTTGTGTTGAATCAATAGAATTTGGAGTAAACAAGTCCCACTCAGCATCGATACCTCTACTAATTGTTTTAACAACGTATATATTAGGAGAATCTGTTGTTTTGTAAACTATATCAACACTACTAACATCCAATGGTCTAGTTTTAAAAGGAACAAAGTCTTTTATGATAATCTCTCTAACTCTATTAGTCATACCTAAATTATAACCTTTATAGGCTTCATAATCAAAATTACCTGGTAAAAATGCTATTTCTGACCAAGGGCCAATACTAGAGTATTCGCCATCTTCATATTTGTATCTATATGCAAATCTACCCAATTTAAGTTCAAATAATGGAGGTTTTTGTTTTAAAGCAATATTCCAATTCGTTAAACCAGACGATAAGTTCTCACCTTCCCATGATGTTATTTCAACTTTTATCGTCGAGGTTGATTCAGTTGTATCATCTCCATCTTCTCCAATATACGATACAAACCTACATGTAATTTTAATATTTTCAAAAATGCCCACATCAATGTCTTCATATACCGTAGTGAAGTCTAACAAATCATTAATTCTAAAAATAGTTTGAGCAAAATTTATATGTGAAAATATATTTACATCACCAACATTTATTTGTCCACTCTCGTCATCACCAGCTGTAAATATAAAAGGACTATCTGTTATATCTACCTCAGTCAAACCTTCTCCCCTGTCTGTTGAGTTTAACACTAGAGTTGGAGCTCTTCTAGGTGATTTTCTAATAACAGTTATATGCTCTTCTTTTATGTTGTCATCAACTTTCTCACCTTCAAAATCATAAAGTTCTAGATCCGTTATTGGAATAAGTGTGTTAGAACCTAAATCCGTTGGATCTTGAACGTAAAGTTTTGTGTGCGAGTAATCAGTTTGAACAACGTTTTGTAGAGATGTATTGTCTATAAAACCAAACAGTGCTTCTCCTACGTTATCTCCACTTCCACTAAACTGTATATTAGTTTTATCTTCAACTGCTATTAAATTGACCGTATATGTACCTATACCATTTGCATCTGGTCCAGATGTTGTTGTTAAAGCGACATCATGATAGTAAGCGAAAGCTGTGCCAGCTTCGTACATGTTCCATAGTCTAAGATTTAAAGTACCGTTTGTTATTATATAATCAAAAGAAAACTCATATATTTCACCTATTGTCAAAGTTCCCACTGGCATACTATAAACAAAGTAACCATTGCCACCAGTCCAAGCAGTGTTGTCCCAACTTTGAATACCGTTTAAATATACTGAATTACTTGCTTGTATGTTTTCTGGTACTATATTTTCAACAGAAACATCGTAGACATAACCACTAGCTGGAGCAGCAGCCGAAGCATAAAAATGAGCGCTGCATGATCCTGTCCCGTCAACAATGAAATCTACATAATCTACAACACTTCCACTATATTCAAATGAATCAGTAGTGTTTCCAACGTTTTGATTTAAATAAACTTGAGTTTGTGTGCCATCTGTTTGGTTAATAGCAAGCCTCAACCCATTGTTGGTTGTCATTCTGTATTTAACTTTTAATCTATACGTTTGACCAACCTGTAAGTTGAAAGCTGTACTTCTAAATTCACCACCATTAACGATATCAACAGTAGCATCATCACCAGCACTCGCACTATCTATAAAATCCCATGTTGATATGTTGTTAAAAAATATTGCGTAATCTTCTGGATATGGTCCACCTACTCCACTGTTGCCTTCAATAGTTCCAGCCCAGTTTACACTAGGCGCATCCCCAGTACCAAGCGCTAAATTGCCTGTTGCATACCAAAACCCGTAGAATGGTGATGATTCAGACGCTGGATCGTAATTAAAATCACCATTAGTTAAAAAATCTACAGGTGTTGCAACTGCGGCACCTTGATATACACTGGGTATTACTGAGGATTGAAAGCTAAGAGGAGCTGCGGAATCCACATTATTCGCAATCTGCCAATTATCACCAGTCTGTATAATTTGTTCAAAATCTCCATTAATAATATATTCTTCCGGCTGCACTGGTGGTTGTGTTCCGGCTTTGCATCTATCTATATTTATTTTTTTAGGTTCACTACTTCCATCAGTCCATAGTAACAAGTTGTCAATAACATTTATAGCTGTTATATTATAATCATAATCAAAGTTTAATACTTTTGGGTTAGAAAACTTAACCCACACGGCACTAGTATTTAAGAGTGAAGAAATACCACTTAAATCAAATCCCTTATGAATAGAAACGTGAACACCATCGATATCTTTGATTACCATTCCTGGCGTCTTGTTAACACCATCACCGTCAATCAATTCTATAGTCATTCCTACTTTTAGCTTTTGTAAAATAAAATTGTTTTGAATTTTAATACGATAAAAATGTATCCCATCATACAACTCAAAGTTATTTGAATAAACACCACTATCTTCGCTAAAGACTATAGATGGTGTGGTTATTATAGTATGTTCATCTATAATAACAGGTGAAGTGGTTCCATCCGAATTTTGCTCTATTATGCTGTCTGTAAAAACAACAGTTTCAAAAACATTTGATAGTATAATATTATCAGTGGGTGGTGCAGCCATGAAAAAATATATATTATCATTTTTTTCATCAGTAACACTACCTATTGTTTTTGTTTTTTTACCTGTTGTGGTATTTGTAACACTTGTGAAACTACCTATAGATGTGTTTCCTCTTACACCTTGAACGGTACCAGCAGCATCTCCATCGGTTGTTCTAACCTGGATATTCATGGCGTCTCTATATTCACCATTTGGAACAAGTCTTTCGTCAAGATCTTTGTTCATCTTTCCGCCTGTAAAAGTGTGTTTTATTTCTGGCATAATATTATTTTATTGGTTTACTCATTCCTTTTAAAACCTGAGTAAACTCTTCTATTTTAATATTAGATAATCTTATTTTCGCTTTTCTAGTTTCAGCAAATCTTTCTTTTTTATACCTTTGAACTATAAATTCCGGTATATTAGATCTTGTAGATAGTATAGCATAAGCAATGTGTTTATAACAAGCTTCTTCACAAAATTTATGAACAACCATTTCTGAATCTGTACCCAGTCCATCGCTTATATATTTTAATGTTATAGTTTCACCAGCTAACGTTGAGCCAAAATGTATGTAGTTTCTAAGATAATCTATATAGAACGTGCCATTTGATTGAGAATGCTGTGGATCTAATCCATATCTTCTACCCCTACTATCTATTTCTAAATCAGTTGAATCATCAGTGTAAGGGTCTGGCTCTGTTTGATCTTTATATTTAGTTAGTGTGTCACTGGGGTCTTGTTCAGTCAAACTATTATTAGTAAATTGATAAACACCACTAGTATCTTGTGTGATAGCAAATGGATTAGATGTTTTACCAGTTGGATATAAAATTCTTTCAATACCATTACTATCAACTCTAACCAGTTTAACGTAGTTAACATAGTCCTGGGGTAACATCATTTTTAGCGTTGGAGGAACTTCTATTTCTTGAGATTTAACTGATCGAAACACATCGTAAGATAGTTCTTGAATCGCTCTCATAGCATGAAATTGAACATCAGTTTTACTAACCTTAGATATTATTTTATCTTCACCAACATAGGCAACCATAAAAGCATTTATAATATTGTCAAGAGAAGTAAATTGATAAGTTCCAGGATCACTTCCAGTGTAATAAGATTGTTGAGTTTGACTGTCTAATAATCCCATAATTAATTATTTTGTTCTTGTTTAATCATTTGTTTATCAACCATAGCAGCTTGCTGTAAATCTGGTCTGTTTATAGCTATTCCTGCTAATTCTAATATTCTACCAACTAATGCTTCCTCTTCTGATGCATGTAGTTCAAAATTAGTGCTTGTACTCGAGTTGTATAAAGCTTTATCACTTACAACCACGTATCCCCAATTCGGTGTTGTTGGTTTTTTAAAAAACTGTATTTCAAAAGATATAGGACTATTTGTCGTGCCAGCTGGAGTTGGATATAATTTTATAGTGTCGTTAGCTTCTCTGACATAAACGGTTCTACTTGTGGTAGCTTTTGTTAGTGGATTGTTTTCTGTTAGTAACACTTCTTTTTTGGTTAATTCAATAACTTCTCCTTCGTCTCTAGAAACAGTATCTATTTTGTACAATGTTGATGGTAATGTTAAATTAGCACTGCTACCGTCATTTTCAATAGTAGTAGACGATCTAAAAGGTTGTAGTTTTTCTGATAATGCTTCTAACTCATCACCAAAACCAGTTTGATTTTTAGGCTTTATGTGAGCGGTTTTTATATCGTGAAAATAATTATTTAATATATCAAGTTGAGCCTTGTCAGCTAGTAAGTTGAACTCTTGAGGCGTTATATAACCTCTCTGCTCTCTATTAGCTAAAGTTAAAACCTTTTGATATACTGTATCTATATTTACCATCTTATTAATTTTTATATGGGAACAATTTATTTAGTGATTCTTTTCTATCATTACATCCACAATCTTTTTTACCAACAGCTTTCATTGTCATTTCAGCAAATGATTTTATACCAGTAGCGGTTGTGAATTTTTCTATAGAATCGCCTAAACCTTTTGATTTCATAATTTAATATATTTTATACTATAATATAGTTACATAATAAAGTGGAAGGTTAGCCCCTAAATAAAAATAGCCACTCCTTTCGGGTGGCTATCTCTATTAGTTAAAAGATTATTAGTTTAATCTCTTTTCTATATTGGAATATATTTCCATTCCTTCATCAGTTTTAAACCAAGCGGCTAGTGCTGAATATGGATGTTCATCAAATGGAACGGTCATTAGTTTTCTATCATTAGAACCCCAACTAAATGTTCTTTGATCTGCAGATAGTTTTAATATTTTCATTTCAGTAGCTTTAATACCAAAATTTCTAAGCTGCACGTTTTCATCATTAACTAACTCTAAAAATAATTTAGGATTTTTCTTAGCATATAGTAGTAAATCTCTTTTAAGCTCCTTAGAACTCATCTCGTTCACTCTAGATCCAACTTCTACCCTCATTACAGCTTCAGCCATGTCAATATCTAATGATTGCGCTGCGTTTAAAGCATTTATTTCTAACTCAAGTTTATCTATTTGACCAACAGCTTGTACCTCTGGTTTCCATTCTGTAAACAATTTATCTCTATGTGGGTGATAAAGAGATAAAAGTTTTTGTAAAATAACTTTATTTCTAGGAACATTTAAAACACCAGCTTTAAATATTATATGTTCCATTCTTTGATCACCTTTCATTTCATCAACAAAGCAAGTTCTTTGATTAGAGCAGTATTTTAATTCTCTTTCGTATCCCTTTTCCTCATCAAACCAGTGAATATTAGCTGATTTAATAATATAAGTTAATGGTTTTTTACCTCCTTTTAAAAAATAGGTTCTTGCTTTAATTTCCCAATCGTCTTTTTTTGGTTCGGGTTTAACTTCCTTTTTTACCTTAGGAGTTTCAACCACTGGTTCTTCCATGATAACCGTTTCTTCAACTATAGGTTCTTCAACTATAGTTTCTTTTTTCTTTTTTGCCATAATATAATATATAATATAATTAATAAAAATATAAGGGCGATACTAGACCGCCCTTATAAATAAAGTGTCTTACTTCATTAACATAAAGTTGTTAGCACCTTGAGTAACTAAACATCTTTCTGATAAGTAGTGAACTTGCATTGCATCAAGATCAGAAGTCATAGCTCCAACAGAACCTGTTGTCCAAGTTTTGTATTTTCTACTTTCCGTAGCTGAAGCTCTGTATCTAACATGTAAGAAAGGTCTTTTAAGATTCTTTCCTAACTGCTGATCGTAAACAGTACTAACACCAGCTGGTACTATTACACCTCTTAAAGGAGCAACAGCATCTCTAGAGTTAATACCACCTCTTGTAGCCTTGTCATTCAAGTATCTGAAATCAGATTTGTAGAAATCATAAGAACCTCTTCTAAATCCTGAGAAACCTAAATTTAACGCCATATCTTCGTCGTTGTCAAATACCCCGTAAGAAGTACCTCCAGCTCCGTAAGAATTCATTGAAGCTAACATGTCGTCAATCGCAAGAGCAGTGGCTCTATTTACAAACATCATATTTTCTTCAATAGCACCTTGATTATCGAATTCAGCTAAGATAGCATCAAATTCAGCTAAGTCAGTAGCAGCATTAACACCAGTTACACCAGTAGTAATATTACCTCTAGTTTCAATAGCCGCAAATAAACCTTCCGTTCCAAAAGCATTACCAGTACCATTCAACTGAGTATCAGCTAATGATGCACCAGGAACACCTTTTACAGCTTCCAACATTGTCATTTCTAAATAATCAGAGAAACGAGCCCTAGTGTCACCTTCAGCTTTTAAATACCAAAGATATCCACCTTGACCAGCTTCACCAGTTACCTCAACCCAACCAATTTGAGAAGCATCAGATCCTGAGATCTCATAGTAATCTTTTATAATAATTGGTTTGTTACTAAATGAAGTGTGAGTTGGTCTAACGTTACCAAAACCATCTGTAGAAGACGTAGTTCCACCTTGACCAGTGGTACCTTTCTCCCATTCAGATCCAATAACTAATATTGTAGCCGCTTCACTAGCACCTGTATCAGTAAACGCAGAAGCATCGTCAATTTCCTCTCTTTCGTAAGGAAGTATAGTTGCTGTATTAGCTGCTGGTCTAGCTGAAATAAAACCTTTGAAAGCGCCTTCAGCTGTAGCCACGATAACCATATCGTTTATACGAAGACCATCTTCACCTGAAGCCATCGAGTTTCCATCAATATCATGTGTTACTGTATATAAGTTTTCGTCAGTATCAAAAGTACCTGTATAAGATAAGTGTAATCTACCTTGTTCTGACCAAATAACTTGATCTGAGGACATTGCCTCTTCTGCACCAACTTGAGCTAAGAAACCAGAGATTGTTCTATTACCGAAAACTTCAGCTTCTTTTTCCATTAAGTCAGGCAGGAATTGTTGACCCCAGTCATTGCCAGCGCCACTCGTAAAATCTATGTAGTTTGAAGCTAGTGTTGCTTTTTTAGAAGCTGGTACACTATTCAAACTACCGGTGGTCCCAGAATGACCAGGACCTGGATTTGAAATTGCCATAATTTATAATTTTTTTAAGTTAATTTTTCTTTCTAATTTTAAAGGATCTGTTTTTCATATCAGAAGAAGATTCACCAACAACTCTATACTTTACACCCCCAACGTTTGTTTCGCCATATGTCTGTCTAGGGTTTAAATTAATGTTTTTGTCTTTGATAACTCTATCTTTAGTTGCGTCAGCTTTTCCTTGTTCATAAAAATGATTAGCAATAGCATCGGCATTCATTGCAGTAAACATAGACTTATGATAACCAATAGCATCCTCTATTTCGGATCCATCTTTATTAGCAAACTTTTTAATAAAGTTAGTAATATCACTTTGTTCATTCTTTACTGTATCAATATCTTTTACATTAAACCTATATTTTTTATCTCCAACTTTAAAGTCAAAACCTTTGAATTTATCGTTAAAAACACTATTGGTTTTCTGCACAAAAGACTTAGCACGTTTCTGATTATTTTCAGATTCCTTATTGTATCTATTAAAGAAATCAATAGCTTTCTGTTGATCCTCTGTGAGTTTACTTCCAGCTTTAATTTCTTCATAGTATTTAGACTTTTGCCCGTCTAAGTGGGCTCTAGCCTCGGCAACTTGCTCTTTGAGGGCTATTTTCTTTTTACGTATTGTTTTCTCATCGTCTATATCTTCGTCTACACCGAAAGTATCTTCTAGTAAAAAGCTTCTTTCGGATGATGATAAATGTGATTTTGTTAAACGATAATACTCATCTAATACCTCAGAGTCATCTAATTTAGATACATCTCTGTTTAGGTTTACATAGTCTTGTAAATCACCACCAGTATCTTCCATAAAGTCTATTAACTTTTGAATGTTTTCCGGTAGTGGTTCTCCAGTTTCTTTCGCTTCTATTACAGCTTCTTTTATTTCTTCTTTTATTTCTTCAGTTACACCTTGATCTTCTTCGCTTGTAACCTCTTGAAGCACTGGTTGCTCTTCTACTTGCTGCTCAACAACTTCTTCTTCGGTCTTTGGTTCCTCGACTACGTCTATTTTTTCTTCTTCAGCGGGTTCTTCTTTTACCTCTTCGCTTTCTTGAGTTGGTGGTTTATTTAAATCAATTTTAATAACGCTATCATCTCCAGCGCTTTCAAATTTTGATTCATCTATTTTGTTTTCAACAACCTCTTCAACAGGTTGTTCAACTTGTTCTTCGGTAACTTCTTCAAGTACCTCTTTATTTTCTTCTGCCATAATAAAATTTTATAAAATATTAAATATTAAGGAGCAAACCTATCTAAACCGGCTCCTCCCGTAAGTATATCATTACCTGAGGATTCAAAATTATTAAGTGAATCACCCCTGTTTCTTTGATCTATCATATCTTTTTGATGAGCTGCTTGTCTATCAACCCTATCATCTTTTCTATCTTCTCTCATAGATTCGTTACGTTCTGTTATTTCTCTTTCCATTCCTTTTAATTGAGAGTTTAATTCAAATTCTAACATCATTAAGTCTTTTTTAGATTGAACCTCTTGTTGAAGATATTGAATTTTTAAGTCATTTTTAGCGGCCTCTAATTGACCGTCAATTTCCGCTTGCGCTTGATTCTTTTGTATCTCTGCTTGAGCTTGAGCTTGAGCTTGCTGCTGTTGAGCTTCAGATTGTGCTTGAATATTTTGCTGTTGAATCATTTGATCTCGTTGTAACTTTTTTCTTCTTTTTATTTTTAAAAGTTGATTTGCTAATTTTATATTTCTAACGTCTCTAATATCAATAGCATCATCTAAGTCTAAAGTTTGTTGAGCTAAAGCTTGCTGTATATTATTTTCTAACAAAGCTTTTTCTTCTTCATCTGGTAGTAATTCTATGAATATACCAAAATCGTAAAGATGTAAATTTTTAATCTCTTCAAGAGTAGCAACATTATGTGCCCCAATAGCTTGAATAAAAGCTTCTCTCGTTGGAGAATACTCTACAATATCAGAAATTCTTAGTGATAAACACTCTGCGCTTTGAACAGTTAAGTACAACATTGATTGTAATACGTGTCTAGTTGCAGTATTAGAATTTGCAGCAGCTAACTTTTGCACTCCAACCAAAGCGTTTTTATCTGGCATACTACCATCTCTAGCTTCATTAAGTCCGGTTACATCTCTAATCATTTGTAGATAATAATTATAAGTTGTTATTAAACTTTGTATCTTATTACCTCCAGCTCCATTTTGAATTTGCTGTATTGGTACCTTACCAGGATTCATATCTCCTTCTGATGTAAAACTCCTACCAATAACAGAACCAGTTTGGAAGAACATGTTTAAAGCTTCCTGTGGATTATAATTTGTTCCGTTTCCTAAATCAATTTCAGCTAAACCATCAGCATCAAGATAAACACCATCTGGTACCATTCTAGCCATAACCTGTTGAAGCTTTAAATGAGTTAGTTGAATCATGTCAGCAAAGCCTGTTATTCTACTAACTATAGATTCTATTCTACCTCTATACATTCTAGGTGCTACTATTTGATAGGTCATTTTAACTTTACTAAAATCAGAATCTGATCTCATCATATTAGAAGCCATTTCCCATTTTAACAACTTTTGACAACCAACAACATAAACACCCTCGTATAAAACCTCTACAACTCTTTGTAGTTTGCTATAATCTCCATTTTTATCTTTAGGTGGATTAAATGTGTCATCTTTTTTTATAACCTTTTCTGCGCCGCTACTAGTGGTCTTTAATTTATAAACATCGTTAGCGTGAGTTTTGTAATTAAAATACAATACCTCTACTTTATTCTTATCAGTATTAGTTCTATAGTTTGTAACACCACGATGAGTTTGCACTGAATTTTCTGTTATTTCCTTAATATCTTCTTCTGTTAATCCTGGAAATTGTTTCACTAATTCATTTATTGGTATTTCTTTCACCTCTCCAACGTAGTACATATCGTCAAAGTATGGAGATTCTGTGTATGAATAAACTAGATCAGCTGGATCAACGTATTTAACTTTAGCACCATCTGCCCAATCAAAAGTAGTTTTAGTTGCACCAATACCTAACGTTGCTAAGTCATACAAGCATCTTCTTCTTGTTAACTCATAATCACTTCCTTCCATCAAAACATTTATAGCCTGTTCTTCAGCTAGTTCAACAGCTTGCTTGTAATTAAGTTGCATGTGCAACGCTAGTTCCTCTTCTGTATCAGGAAGTTCTTCTGGTTTGTTTTCATACAAATCTATATCAAAGGTGGCTCTAGCCATGTCATTAAACTCTCTAGTGCGCATATCACGAAGCATTGACTCCATGTATTTAGTTCTTTTTGATATTCCATAGGAATCTTGAGAAAAACAATTTATTTCATAGTTTCTTTGCGCCATACCATTTACAACGATATCAACAAACTTAGGTATTATAGGTACAGGTTTCCAATCTAAATTTAAGTAAGATAAATCACCGTTTATAGACAGTTCATTTTTATACTTTTGTATAGATTGTTCGCCTCTAGCATACAATCTTAATTGATGAAAACTATTTATATTGCCTTCAAATTTATTAGTGGTTCCCTCAAACCACTCTCTTCTTATTGCTTTCGCCACTTTTTCGCCATACTCGTAGGACATTTTTTCAATATCACTAACTGCTTGAGATGGAAAATTTATAACAGACTCTGTTATCATACTTTATCTTTTATTATTGTTGATTGAAATCCTTTGTTATTATACTTAGATATATTTAAATTTAAAGATACCTTATTTGTTTCTTGGTTTGGTCTATATAGGTGTCTATTGCAAGCCATTATAGCTAAGCCCGAACTAATAGTCGCGTCATGTTTTGTTCGTTTATTTATATCAAATTTAGACCAATCGTTTAATGTTTCATTAAAATACATTGTTCCATATGTTCCATCTTCTAAAAGCCCCACGTGATCATTGATATACATTTCAACTGCGGCAGCGTGAGCTTGTTTTATATCTTCACTTGAATTAGGTATTCCACCCACCTCTTTTTCCGCAACAGATAGTTTGTTCCATATTTTATCAGGTCTATTCATACTAAACTTTCTATAACCTCTTCTTCTAAGATAATACAAAAGTCTAGGTTTGTTGTTTTCTGCCAATATTGGCATTCCATAAAACACTAACGCCATTAGTATGTCTTCAAAAAATATCTCAGCCGTTTGTGGTCTAGCTATATATTCTAAAAAAAATGTATTAGCTGGAGCATCTTCCATGGAGAATTTAGTTAACCCATGTAAAGCTCCTTTTGATCCAGTGCCATCTACTGTTCCTGATATATCATATGAGTCACAGCCAAACGCCCCCATGTGTTCATTGCCTGGGTATTTTACGCCATTTTTTAATATAACGTTATTTTGTAATTTTTGTCCTGGTACCCAACTAACCTTAAATCTTCCATTTGGATCTGGATTAAACATTACTTGAGTATCTTTAACTCCGTTTGCCCATTGAAAGTTTCCGACTGTTAATACTGAGGAATTTCTATTTCCCTCATTATAATCTATTTGTTCATATATCTTAACAAGATTAAATAAACTGTTTCCTGTCTCATCTCTAAATGCGTGTTCCTCTGTTCTTGGAAACTGACGGTAAAATTCATTTAAAGCGTCTTGATCGTCTTTTAACCCCTCAGCTTCATTATCCCAGTGATCTATAACACCATAATCTATTTCTACTCCATGTGGATCAAATGTTTCCTTTTTAGGAGTATTAAATACGGGTTGCCCATGTTCATCAATAAATCCTTCGTAGTTCCATTCCATAGGGATAAACAAAGAATATAATCCTGACTTAGTCTGTCCATTGCGATTTCTTTTTGTAACATCTGAATTATAATATAAGTTTTTAAAATTATCACCACCTTTATCTAAAGCATTGGAGGTTGACCCCATCATACATTTACCTATAATCCTACTACCTAATCGTAAACAAGTTTTTGTAACTCTCCAGTTATTTTTTATGTTATCAGGTCTCTCCCACTTACCACTTTCATCATGTACTAATAAAGAAAGCTTTTCACCGTCGTAACTATTATCACCTGTATTTTTCCAATCAATAGTTGTATCAAGACCCTCCATATCATCTTGCTCCTCCCGTTCTCTCATTTTTCTACGAGTAAACTTCTTTGCTGGTACTCTGTAGGCGAGTTCGGACTTTGGTCGGTCCATACCGTCCTGTATCGGTTTAAAGAAGAATGGGTAGTTAATACTAATTGGTACCACTTTGTCTGTAAACATCTTTTTTGCATCAGCACCAGTTTTAGATAGTATACCGTATCTACTATCACTTGATATAGTTGCCAAATTAACAGTTTCAGCTGAACTCATAAAAGAGAAACCAGAACGTCTATTTTTTAAATAACACATTCCGTAACTTCTTTTATCCGCCTTACAAGCTTCCCAGAATATAAAGAATAATCTATTTGCTTCTCTAAAATCTGGAGCTCCAACATCAATCTTACTCCATTGTAAATACATATAATGTGTACCTGTTATATAAGTTGGTTTACCATTATTCATAAACCAAAAACCTTCTTCTCTTCTCTTGAACTCTTGATCTATATATCCATAATGTTTTTCTTTAAAATCATCTGGATACTCTTGCCAATCAAATACAGTTTTAATTCTTTTAAATTCAGGATTAGCAGAAAATTGTTTCCATTTTTGCTCTGATTTTATTTTACTACAAGAATAAATATTTTTAGGTTCTTTTGGTAAAGCTATTTGAAAACCTTGTATTTCAAGAACTTCACCGATCATTCCAGTTTTAGATATTGTTACAATATCATTTTCCTTATTATAACCATATTCCCATTTTTTAGACTTATTGAGTCTTTTAATAGTGTTTGGTTTAATAGGCTCAACAACTTTATATAACTCTTGTTGATACATTATTTTGATCTTCCTTCTGCGAATCCTTTAAATACACTCTTTTTCTCTTCTTCTATGGGTTTACCCTCGAGCATATTTTCTTCCTCATGAATTCTGTTTAATATTTCAAAAGCATCAAATATAGCTAGTTTCTTTGTAGCTGCAGCATTCTTTAATCTATCAGCTGATATGTCTTCGTCTGAATCAACTATTTCTTCTCTAGCAACTTTAATTAGTTCTTCAACTGCTTTGTGTCCAGCTTGGATTATATTCTTCTTCGTTTCCTTGATATTCATATTTAATTGTAATAAATTTATTTAAAACTCTATATAATCTTTCTCCGTCTATAAAATCTTCACATTGAATCTTTGGCCTAAAACCAACTAATTCTTTTTCATTAAAAGTTCCATCAGAATATTTAACAATACCAATTAATGCTTGTTCATTATCTAAACTAAATTTATTATTTTCTTTAATTGGTTTTATAAACGAAAACCCTGGCATAGTCGTCCATTGTTTTCTTTTATATAAATATATTTGATCTTCTGATATAAAATACTTGTCTTCTTTCCAGTAAGATCTACTATTTTTTTCTCTACCTTTAACATCATGCCATCTTCTAAACACATTATGATGAACTATTACTTCATCACCCACATTAATAGGTGATTGAAATAATAGTGGAGTAGCGATTACTTTTGCCAACCTGTTTACATATTGATGATTGTAAACCTCCGTATTGAGTATCAACTCCTTGTTATCAACTTTTTTAGAATTATTATAACGTTCACCAATAGGTGATACTATAAAATCTTTATAAACTCTCATTAGTACTCTAGATTATACTCAACTGATATCGCCATATTTTTATTAAAATCTTTCCAAGGTATAACCACTTCTTCTTTTCTAATATAAATAGAGTACTTATCTTCTTCTTCTATTATATCACAAATTTTATGACCTCCATACACTTCTTGATTAACAGCGTAATGCATTGCATCATTTTTATAGTCTTTACCTATGGTGATTTTTCTGATAATATTATTTTTCATCCTTCTTTTCTTCCGGCCAATTAATAGTACCATTGTTTATGTTAACGTCATCAGTTCCATACTCTTTATTTAAAAGTTCTTGCATCTTATTAACCTCGCCT